ACTGAGGCTGATGATGATGGTTTCGTAGATGGTATTACTGCTGCTATTAACAGCACAGGTTTCAAAGGATTTTTTCCATGCAATGGCATATTAGGAATGTCTGGTGGAGCAACAACTGCAGCTACTGAAACAGCTGACGAAGTACAAGTTGTAATTTCTGGAACTGCTGGAGCAGGTGGTGTAGTAGCACTTAAATTTTTTGGTATATCATCAGATTCACCAACAGCTTAATAATTAATTTAATGTGGGGCTTCGGCCCCACATAAATTTTAAGGAGAAACAAAATATGAGTTCAGACCAAAAGTTTAGTACACTAACAGCAGATGGTAATTTTAAAACTATTACTGGCGGTTCCACTAACATAGGGCCTTGTAGAGTTACATACATACAAGCAAATGGTGTAGCCTCTTCATTGGTAAAATTACATGATGGAACAGGAACAGGTGGTTCTTTACAATTTCAAGCTAAGTTTGGAACAGAAGGTTTAGATATTTATGTTCCAGGAAACGGTATTAGATTTGAAACAGGAGTATATCTAGATTTAGATCAAACAGATTCTGTTACTATCGGCTATACTGGCTAGGAGGTTAAATGGCTAACACTACCTCGGGAACAACTACTTTCGATAAAACTTTTTCTATTGACGAAATAATAGAGGAGGCTTTTGAGAGATTAGGTATTCAGAACGTAACTGGTTATCAGTTAAAAACATCTAGAAGATCTATAAATATAATGCTTCAGGAATGGGGTAATAGAGGTATTCACTATTGGGAAATAGATGAAACAAATATGGATCTTATAGAGGGGCAATCAGACTATGATTTTTTTAGATCAAGTGCTGATGGTACAAGTGCTGTCACAACTCCAACAAATGGTATCACAGGCATGTCCGATATTCTTGAGGCACAGTTAAGGTCTAATAGAACTTCAACAGATCAATCAGATAGTCCAATGACTAAGGTTGATAGATCTACATACGCTGGTTTTTCAAATAAATTATCAAAAGGTACACCTAATCAATATTGGGTAGAAAGATTTATTGATAAAGTTAGAGTCCATATTTATCCAACACCAGACTCTACAAACGCATCTAAAGATATGCATTTTTATTTTATAAAAAGAATTCAAGACGTTGGTGCATATACTAATGCAACAGACGTTCCATTTAGATTTGTACCATGTATGGTTTCAGGTTTGGCATATTATTTATCTATGAAGTATGCACCTCAGTTAATGCAAGGTATGAAATTAGTTTATGAAGATGAGTTTCAAAGAGCATTACAGGAGGATGGGTCAGCTTCTAGTACATACATTACACCTAAAGCTTACTACCCAGGTACATAATGGCAAAATACGCAACAGGTAAATATGCAAAAGCAATATCTGATAGATCAGGTATGGAATTTCCGTATGAAGAAATGGTTAGAGAATGGAATGGATCTTTTGTGCATGTATCGGAATTTGAACCAAAGCAACCACAATTAGAACCAAAACCCATGAATGGTGATGCGATATCACTAAGAAATGTTAGACCTGGTAGAACAGAGCCAGCAGTTGCTGCTATGTTAGGCAACAACCCATTTTCAATAACTGCATCATCGCAAACAATTACAGTTACGGAAGAGAATCATGGTAGATCAAGCGGTGATACTGTAAGATTTAGAAATGTAACAGGTAGCCCAGGAGGAGTGGCTTTTACAACATATGAAAACTCTAGTGGTTTTAGTATAACTGTAACGACAGCAGACAAGTATACATTTACATTAGGAGCTACTCCTAGTATAACAGAAGAGTCAGGAGGAGCAACTGTGTCCGCAGGACCAGTCACATTAGTATCATGATTAAAAAAATAAAAAATTTTATTGCAAAAATATTTGGTATCAAACAGTGTCAATGTAAAGATGAACATTTAGAGTTATATGAAGACATGCCAGAACCAGAAATACCCGTGCATAAATTAGAAAAAATAAAATCAAAATATAAAGAATAATAATGGCATATACTTTAACAAACTTACAAGATGACATTAGAAACTATACTGAAGTAGATGATACAGTTTTTTCTACCTCTGTCTTAGGGACTATAATTAAAAACGCTGAAAATAGAATTTACAGAGATTCTGACTCTGATGATAATAGATTTTATGCTACATCAAACTTACAATCAGGTAGTAGATATGTAACCATACCCTCAGATTTAAGGGCTATAAGATACGTGCAATTAAAAGATACAACGGTCAGTCCAAATGTACAAACTTTTTTAGAAAAAAAAGAAACTAGTTATATGGCAACATTTTATGATACTCCAGGCACAGCATCTGGTCTTCCTAAATATTATGCTAACTGGGACGCTAATTTTTGGATAGTGGCGCCCACGCCAAACGCAAACTATGAGATAACTTTGGCATATGTAAAACAGCCAGACACAATAACTTCTGGAACAGCAAGCACTGCAGGAACTTACATATCAAATAAATATCAAGATTTGTTATTGTATGCAGCGCTGGTAGAAGCATATGGGTACTTGAAAGGTCCCACAGATATGTTACAATACTACGAAAGTGCTTATAGAAGAGCACTCGCATCGTACTCTATCGAACAACAAGGTAGAAGACGCAGAGACGAATATCAAGATGGTGTAATTCGTACTCCTTTACAATCACCATCACCATAATTAAGGAGATAAAAATATGGCTAATGTTATACCTGACTCTTTTAAAACAGACCTGTTAAAAGGAACGTTTAATTTTGATTCATCTGGTGGATCAACTTTTAAACTTGCTCTATACACAGATATATCGGGATTAACGACATCAACAACTGCGTTTACTACAACTAATGAAGTTAGTACGTCTGGTACAAGTTATAGTTCTGGTGGAAACACATTAACTAATAACGGTGTAGCAGTGTCAAGTAATATAGCGTTTGTTGATTTTGCAGATTTAACTTTTTCATCTGTAACGTTATCAGCGGTAGGAGCTTTGATTTATAAGAGTGGCGGTTCTAATGAAGCAGTATTAGTTTTAGATTTTGGTGGAACAAAAACAGCAACTAACGGAGATTTTGTTGTTCAGTTTCCAACTGCATCTAGTTCTGCAGCTATTATTAGATTAGGCAACGCGTAATATTTTTGGAGTAGTAAATGGCATTTGTATTAAATGACAGGGTAAAAGAAACTACCACTACTACAGGTACAGGAACTATTTCTTTAGCTGGTGCTGAAACTGGCTTTGAAACTTTTGTAGCTGGTATTGGTACAACTAATAAAACTTTTTATGCTATAGAATTACCAGGTAATGCTGAATTTGAAGTTGGCATAGGAACTGTTACTGATGCTAGCCCAGATACTTTATCCAGAGATACGGTTATCTCCTCGTCAAATTCTGATAGTAAAGTAGATTTTTCTGCAGGAACAAAAAATGTTTTTTGTACTTATCCTGCATCTAGAGCACCC